CAATTGCCGCTTGGAGTGCGTATGCAGGCGAAAAAGTTGGCGAATTTGTTGGTGATTGTGTATATTGGCTAGTAAATAAATTGCCTGAAAAGATAGGTAAGGCTTGGGATGTAATCAAACAAGGCTTTATTGATATGTTGAACTCTATAAAAGACACGTTGGCAGGTTGGTATAATAAACTTCCATCTTTTATAAAGAATATGTTTGGTGGAGATATTGCAACTCCCGAAATAAAAACCCCAAAAGTTCCAGCTCCAATGACGATGATTCCAAGTCAGAATATGACAGCGAATCAGAATGTTAATATAGTTATAAACGAGGCGACTCAAGGAAAACAGGCTTATATTAACGCCTTGGATTCTGCATTAAAACAAACAAATACTGGCAATGGGTTTACGCCTATACCAAGAGATTTAGGCTACACACCTATGAGAGGATAAAATGACATATTGTGCTTTACTTATACCGCAGAATATAAACAAAGGCTCTTCTAAAAATCAAGGGTTTTTTGAGTCTTTGAGTGGTAAGTTAATGAGTGGCTTAAATAGTGGTGGATTAAGTTTTGAAAATGCGACTACGGTCTTAAAAAACACTGCCTCTTTGATTAGCGAAGGTGTTGATACAATAGGTAACAAGTTTTCTGGCATAGCATTAACTCAACTTCTTATAGATGGTGAGATAACAAACGAAACGGCTTTTAATTATCTAACGCAAGGTTTTCCGAGAGCGTTAGGCATGACATCCGTTGCAATGGGTTTTCAATCCGTAGAACAATTAAAAACAGCTTTAAAAAGAAAAGGCGGTGTAAATGTTCAGCAGTTTGTTAGTTCTTTTCAGAATTTTGGAAGTGCTTTACTGGATTTAGCAGGCATTCAGACTACACGAAACAACGTAGAAGGTTTTGATGTTATAGAGATTGATGCCGTAACAAATGATTCAAGAAGTTATCAATCAGAAACACCTGACAGACGTGTAGAAAGCGGACAGACATATCAAGAGTTTATCCATAATATGCCTGATTTATTAACGTTAGACTGTTATATTCAAGATGGCAGACGATATGGCGGAGATGAATTTGAGGACATACTATTAAATTTGAGACAGCGTAAAATTGCGATTAGTATAATTTTAGGCGATGCGAGAAAGGAATCTTATGTATTAACAAGTTACGCTCCGAATCGTGAGCCGATGGGCGGTTATCAGTATTCTCTAGAGTTTAAAAAGATTCAAGTCGGCAATGTTCAATTAGTGGATTTAAGCTCATCTATTAAGAGTAAGGTTGTATCGGTAGTAAAAAATGCTGTAACAAAGGACACAAAGACAGATGGAGAAAAATCTCAAGGATTCTGGAGTGCTAACGTAAAGATGTTTAAATCAAAATTAGCGGAGTTAAAACAATGAATTATTTACAATGTCCTGATTTAAGCGAAAACAAAATAGTATCATTCTATGCGAATATAAATAACGAGAATTTTAAATTTCTATTCAAGTGGAACGATTATTGTAATTGTTGCTTTTTGAGCATCTTTGACAACAACGGCGAGCCAGTTAATACAGGTAACGCATTATGTAACAAGACCATAATTAAAAACGACAATCGAGTTTTGCCTGATTTTATATTTATTCATCAAGACGAGTTGGGTTTAGAGCCGACCGCTGAAACAATAAAGGATTATGTCATTGCTTATACTGCCGAATAATATACCTACAACACAGGATTTGAGTTTTAGACTTCGTTTAGATGTTCAATTTGATAAAACGATTCAAACGACTATACCGTTATTAGGATTATTACAAACAACAAGCGGAATGAGTATCAGGGATTCAAAAGACGACCCATCACAGGGTTTAGACATTGATTTTGAAATTGAACGGACAAGCGGTGCAGAGCCAAGCATTGCTACATTAAGAATTTGGAACTTGTCAAATAATACGTTTAATCAGATAGCTAATCACGGCAATGTATTTGAGTTATATTTTGCAAGGGGTAATGACGATTGGGGTTTATTATTCAGAGGAACGCCGTATTTTTCCACACAAGAGGGCGGAAGTGGTGGAAACAACACCTCAAGAGGATTCTTAAAAAAAGATGATGCCGTTGGCGGTGAAAATGACGTTGCTACCATTATTCAGTTGTTAGATTCTTTACATTCTTTTGGAAGTGCAACAATAAGTAAATCCTATCAAGGAACAGTATCAACAAAGACAATTATTCAAGATTGTGTTACCGCAATGGGTATTCAATTAGGCGATGAAGTGAGTTATCCACAGATAAATAACTATGTTGCAAGAGGTAAATGTGCAAAAGTCCTAAATGAAATCTGTGGTAAAATCGGCTGTAAACATATAATAGAAAACGGAGTATTGCATTTATACACTGATAGTCCGAAAGTTTACGGATTCTTATTTAATGGGGATAACTCAAGCAAACCGCAAAGAGAGCAAGAGGACAATTTGCAATTATATCACTTTACAACGCAACTTTTACCGAATTTGAGAGCAGGACAATCTTGTATGTGTGATTTTGCGACATTGGAAGGCAAAAGAGAAATTTATAAAGTGGTTTTGACTGGTAACAACTACGGAACAGCAGGACAAGCGGAGGTATGGGTTAAATGAGTATGCAAGACGAATTAAACACTTTTGCAAGAGGTATTTTAGATTCGGATAACTCTTGTTTGCCTGCAAGAGTTGTAAAAGTAAATGATGACGGTTCGGTTAATGTCGTAGCGATTCGTAATGACGAAATACCCGATTGCGTTATAACAGTGCCGGTATTAAGACCTGAAACACAAAGAGCGTATATTATGCTAAAAATAAAAGAAGGCGACAGAGGGGTTGTTAAGTTCTGCGACAAGTCTATTGAAAGTTATAGATTAACAGGTTCAGAAGAATACAACGGCGATGACAGACAGCATTCAATATCTGATGGAGTTTTCCAGTTAGGATTCTTGCCTGATAATGAAAAGTTTGTTTTTCCTGATGGGGAGATAGTAATAGGATTAAAAAATAACACTTTTACATTAAGCGTAAACGAAAACGGCAGCTTGACAATCGGAGCGAGTGCAGTTACTATAAATTCAGATGTTACGATAAACGGAACTCTAACGGCGACAACCGATGTAATAGGCGGTGGTATAAGTCTTAAAAATCACGTTCACAGCGGAGTTACAGGCGGAAGTAGTAATACAGGAAAACCACAATGAAAGATATAGAATACAGCGGAGAACATCTTATATTTGAAAACGGCGACCTTTGTTTAGTTGACGGTGCTGATAGAGTTACGCAACAAGTCGTAACAGGGTTGAAGATTCTAAAGGGCGATTGGTATTTGGATTATAGAAAAGGCATTGACTATATAACAGGGTTAAAAGCCTATCCTAAAATTTTAAAAGCAGAGATTAAAAACGCTATTATGGAAGTTTTAGGTGTTGACTTGGTAAAAGATTATTCATTTAAAAGGGTTGGCGATGTGTATAAAGTAGAGGCAACAGTTTTGGTGGATAATCAAGAATACTACTTAAATGAGGAATACAAGCTATGAAAATAAACGCACAAGGTTTTACGTTAGAAACTTTACAAGAATACTTAAGCGAGTGGCAGGAACAGCTTAAAACGACTTTCGGCGATGATTTTGTAATTAAAAAAGAGGGTGTAATTGATAACGTAGCGACTGCATCAAGTCTTTCAAGTATGGATCTAGAGAGTCAAATTGCTTTCCTTTTGAAAATGTTAAATCCTTATACTTCCGAAGGTTTGTGGCAGGATAAACTTTATTCCTTAATAGGATTAGTTAGAAATCAAGCGACATATACGGTAGTTAGCAGAACTTGCGAGGGAACTCCGAATACTACTATTGAGGCTGGAACTCTTTTAATTGAGAACTCTGCAACAAAAGACCAGTTTAGGTTAAATGATGATTTACAGTTTGATTCTAACGGTTTGGGGGTTGGTTCATTTACAGCGGAAGAAAGCGGTGCGATTGACTTACCTATTGATGCGACTTTAAACATAGTTACACCTTTGGCAAATTTAAGAGGTGTTTATTATACTTCGGGTAATGCGATTTTAGTCGGAACTGACTATGAATCAGATGCCGAGTTTAGAGAACGTTGGCTTTTGACTTCTTCAAGTGCGAGTGCAAATACAGAAGATGGATTATATAAAGCACTTTTAGACTTGGTGGAAACAAAATCAGACCTTAAAATCTTTACAAACAGGACAAATTCAACAGTTGATGGAATACCTGCACACTCTCAAAGAATTGTCTTAAATAGTCCGTATGATGACGAAACTATTGGACAGGTTATTTTTGATTCTCTTGTAGATGGAAATATGGTAGGACTGCAAGGGAGCGTAAGTGTAAATATAACCGATAGTGAGGGAACGACCGAAACGATTAAATTTGACCGTGCAAGTGTTCAAACTATTTATTTAAGAATAAGAGTAGGATTAAAAAGCGGTGTATCTTTAGCAACGGCTCAATCTGAAATTAAAACAAAAGTAATGGATTATATCACTAAGAATAAGTTTGATATGGGTTCTAAGATATGGGCGAATATGTTTGCAAGTTCAATTTATGAAGTGTCAAGCGTTACCGAAATTACAGAGTTAAAAATATCAACAAACGGCTCTAGCTGGGTTGATTATGTTCAATTAGGAGCGACATCTGTTCCAAGTTTTGACAGCACGAGGGTTCAAGTCTATGAAGCATCTTGATTATTACATAGAGAATCAAAAATATTCAATTAGTCAATTAAGGTTAGTGCCTGAATATCTAGCCTTAATAAAGACTGATGCACACTTTAAAGGAAAGCTACAAGATAATTTAAAATATATCTTAGATTCTATTGATATTGATAAAGCTGAGGGATTTTTACTAGACAATATCGGTTGGCTTGTAGGAATATCAAGAGAGTTTTTTAATTTAAGCGCGTATTTTTCGTATAACAGGGCTGACGTAAATACAGAGAAATATATTTGGTTTAGTGAGCCTGAATCAGATTATATTGTGCCGGCTGGTAGCCTTGAGGATATAAATTACAGAGCGAGGGTAAAGGCAAAGGCTTATGCTAATCATTCAAAATGCACTCGTGAAGAAAATATATCAGTTATTAAAAATATGACTTTTGCGGACAAAGTAATAATAAAAAATGTAGCTCCGCTGTTGCTTGACATCACCTTAATAGGTAGTAATATATTTGTAACACAAACCATACAATCTGACATAGAGTCCGTTCTTGGCAGAGGTGTAGGAATAAGAAATTTGGAGATAAGAAATGGCAATTAATAGACCAAGTAAACCGAGCGCAACACTCCCCCAAGATTTTGGTGGTGTTCAAACCCCTTATACTTCTGCTCAAATAAGTAGTGGTTATCAAGATGGAATACCCCAAGTTGTTGACGGTGGAAATATGAATTACGAAAGAAAGGGTCTATTTCAAGGTATGAAATACCTAAGAACTATCGTAGATTTTATAAGAGATACTCCTATCGGTAAGATATTTTGGATAAATCAAAACGGACAAATGGACTATATGACGCCTGCTGTAATTGCCACCGATTCAGAATATACAACAGGAACGGCGACAGATAAAACTCCGAATGTAAAACAAGTTGTGGATAACTTGGTATTAAAAGCAGATGATTCTGATGTTGTTCACAAAACAGGTGCTGAAACTATTGCTGGAAATAAAACGTTTACTGGTTTACAAACAGTAAACGAAATAAGAACCACAAATGCATTCTATATGATGAGTGCGAAAACTAATATTTCAAGGGGTGATACACCGACCTCAGAAATTAGTAAATATATTGGTATGTATAGCAAAGATGGAATAAGTGGTGAACAAACTTATGGCCGTCTAAGATTTAGTGTAGACACTAATAAACTAACAGCAACTGAAATATACGCATATCAAGCAAACGCAACAGGTTTTATCCAAGCACATATAGGCGTATATTACCCAGCAACAGGCGACCCATATACTTACGCTCCAACACCTGCCACCGGTGATAACTCAACAAAGATAGCAACAACGGCTTTTGT